TCGACTTCCTCACAGAAGCCTACGACGACCCACAGTTTACAAGCAAGAAAACAGACATCTACGACAAAGTTGTCACCCTGGCGGATTGGCTGCTAACCCAGCAGCACACAGCCAACCCATCGAAGAAGGCATACGGCAGGTTCAAATCAACCGAGACCAGCACCTACTATTACAGCGTAGACGCATCACGAGTCATCCCAGCTTTAACAAAGGCGTATGAACTCACCGGCACAGTCACCTACCTAGACGCTGCCAAACTGGCTGGAAACACATTTCTCTACGGCATGCAGCATCCGCCCACACCGACGATTCACGACAAATATTATGGCGGATTTGCTCGAGCGGTCACCGACGCCGACGCCTGGCTGCCCGAAATGGACATCGAAAACCTCTACGCCCTCATAGGCTTAAAAATGCTCATCGACTACGACCAAGACAACCAAACCACGTATGAAACCATAATGTCCGAGGCAGTGGGCTTCCTCCGCTCGGGTTTCGAGAATCTCTACCTCGAACACCGTCCCCCACCTAGTGGAGACGGACAATGGCATCGAGTCGGGTTGACTGAAACCGAAATCTACGACGACCCATTCGCCTACGCACTTGTAGGCTTGTACGACTACGAGGGCTGGAGCCCAACCGTCGAGAGGGTCTACAGCTTCGCCAACACCATCAGGGCGAGTGCCGAGTATCCCGCTTACAACCCAGCCATTTGCTGGACAGGCTACATAGATGTTGTGAGCCGTTCTCCAGCCTGCGACTACTACGACGCTGTTACCGCGGGCATCCTGTGGAAGATTCGCAGAGATCATGACAAGTTGAGCCTCAAGTTCAGCCTGTCAATCATTGAAAGGCATGAGAGCGAGTTTATGTTCTGGGGCGTCAAACACGCCGACTACGACTATGTTGAGAACAAGCAGGCTACGGCAACCGTTTCTTGGCTCTCAAGGCTGTTCCTAAACTGCGAGGAGCCAGTAACCCGCTTCACTCAGATTCTGAGGGCAAGGGGCGAAAACGTGGTCCTGTATCCAGTTCGGGAAGCAGCCGACAGGGTTGAATACGGAGAGGGCGTAGACATCCAGGCGGTTGTTTCTCCAGCCCGAGTTGACGAGGTTTTAATCGAACCCGGCTACATAGTCAACGATTACCTCACCGTCCACGTTTTTGCACCCATCAGGCACCATGATAAGATTAGGCGGAAGGGCGTCGACTACGAGGTCTTGGACGTTCAGGAGTTTGATTTTCAGAGTGAAACCGCCTACCGCAGGGCATTGTGCAGGAGGCTTCTAGGTGCCTGAGATTGAAGAACCCACTCTAACGCTCGTTCGCCTGCTCGACAAGAACATACAAATCACCAAAGACGACGGTTCATTAGCCAAAATCCTCGTGAGTCAAGAATGGTACGACCGCGAACTGTTCAAGAACTACGACGGACAAGTAACGGTTGGGCTTGACCGCAGCGAAGACAACAAGATTGGCTTCTCTGGAACAGCGCGCAGACGTGTAAGCTTCCTTCGAGTAAACTCGTGGTGCGTTGACAAGCCAGAGCAGGGCGTCACCGGCAGAAAGATGAGGGAACAGATGAGGGCTGAAGTCAACCGCATAATTCGAGAGAAGCGAGCCAAGCCTAACGAGACGCTGTACTACTTCGCAGGTGTCGGTCAGTCGACTGGAACCCACAAAACCTGTCATGCGGGTTCCACTAGCGAGTTGGCGCCCACTTCCCCAAGCTGGACCGAACTCACCAACACAGAATACGAAAAAGTCTGGTACAGCGACGACGACCGCTTCTCCAAATCCGTCAGCGTCAACCTTCAATACGCCCTAATGCTCTTCAGGTTCAAGATTGACTCAGACGCAAAAACCGTGAAGAAAAACGTTCTGAGATTTGAGGGTTATGGAACAGCGCCAGCCGGAAGCGGTGTCACAGTTAAGGTTTGGAATTTCACGGCTTCGGCGTGGCAGAACGCCCAGAGTGGCACAGGCGGCGCAGATGAGGTCTTAACGATTACGTTGTCGTCCAGCCTAACTGACTTCATCGACAGCAGTGGCTACGTCTACCTGCTGGCCAGAACCACGAACCCGAGCGACGGCGTTTCCGCTGCTGTTTTGAACTGTGACTATGTGGAGTGCACGGTCACGGTGGAGGGCATCACCTACGTCGACATTGTAGGCTATCGCGACGAGGAACAGGTGAACGTGAAGCCCTTTGTTTGGCGCACTGAATTCACGGTCAAGTCATGGTTGTTTGAAAACGTGTACACAACATGAAAAGTAAAGAGAATATTTAAGAACAATCTGAATATCTTCCTTGTGGGTCAGTTCTGAATATTAGGAGCGCTGAAATCGGAATCGTATTAAATGCTTGCAGTGTTATTGTCCTTTTTATTTGGAACTCGTCTCTGGGACGTTTATTCCTTATGTGGTATTGGTCTTATCAGATATCCGAATTGACATTGTCGATACTGGCAAGTAGTTCTTCCATCACCCTGATTATTGCAGGTTTGGCGTTGTACATCCGAGGGCGAAAGGCGTTTTGGAGTGTCGAGAGGGAGCGAGGTGAGCGAGTTTTATTGGGTATTATCGGAGCAATTCTAATTGTATTGGGAGGCTTCTTCAGTGTAGAGTATTACTTTATTGCCCGGTATCAGGCTGCGAAACTTCTTCCTCCATATGCTAAACCCCTAAGCTATTATCTTACTAATTATTCCCCCAACCTAAGTTTGTCCATATTGTTTTTCATAGTAGGAATCATACTGCTGGCTGACTCCCTTAAAACGACCAGTCCTCAAAGTCTAAATTAGGAAGATGGGAAGACATCTCGCTACCATTTTGGATTCAAATCTATAGAATAGCGTTTAGTCTATTTTTTCCATTTTGTCTGAATACATCCGATTAGCCGTAAATAACGCCCTCTCTCCATAATCAGTCTTGGAGTGTGACTGTTTTGGCTCATGTTTTGAAGGTTGCCAATCGGACTGGGGTGACAAACAGAAATGAGCGTGTATGGAGCGCATGAAGCCAGAATCTACTACGTACAGGAAACAACGTTTGGGCAGACGCCGACCAACCCATCAATGCTGGGCATTGCCACGGCTGAGAACGTTGAACCCGCCCTAGACCCCGGATTGATTAAGGTCAGAGGCGTTGGTTCCAGAGACCTTCGTGTTCTACGAAGGGGTTTAAGACAGGTTGAGTTGAAGGTTGCGTATGTCCTTCCAAGCGATGCGCCGATTGACTTCTTGCAGTACATCCAGACTCTCGATTCGCTGAGCGTTGAGGTGTTCTACGAGAAGGCAAGTGGCGTCATTGATTTGTTGCACAAGGGCTGCAGAATGGACAAGGTATCGGTTGAGTGTTCGATTGAGGATGTTTTGAAAGCGTCGGCTGAGCTGATGGGTCAGGATGTGGCTGTGGGAACCGCCAAGATCACGGGTGCGACCTACTCCGACTACACTGGAGCCGTGCCCTATCATCAGAGCTACGTCAAGAAGGGCGCAGCCACGCTTGAGCGTGTCACCGACTTCAAGTTCACGATTGAAAACAACCTGAAACGGGTTCCAGTAATCAGGAGCACGAGCGGCTACCTGCTCAAGTACCTGCAGGAACGCCACCGCAACCTCAGCGGCGAACTCACGTTCGAGTTTGAGAGTAAAGAGGAATTCGACGACGTCGTCAACGACTCGGAGTTTACGCTGGAGTTCGGCTTGGGCGGAACCAACAAGGCTGTGTTCAGCAATTGCAAGTGGGAACGAGTGTCGACGCTGACGAAAATCGAGGATTTGGTCTCTTTGAAGGCGCCGTTTGTTGCCCGAGACGTGGTAATAAGCTGAGTTGAAAGGAGAGATACCAGATGCGAACCGAAGTATTGGAGTTGGACAACCGATTCGGCGAAGAATACGCTGGCAAATACGTTTTTGGCGAGATTTCTTGGGCTAAACGCAGCCACATTATCCAGAAACACACAAGATATCACCCGACAACGGGGCAGGTCATCAGCAGCGATTTTGTAGCCATTCAAGCCGAGACCATCTGGGCAAGTCTGAGAGAACAGCCGACGAGCAAGCCGATTACCCTCGAGAAACTGCTCGGCGAAGATGATGGCGTTACCATTGAATTAGGCGAGTTACTATCTAAAATAGCCAACAAGCTGTGCGGCATTACAGCCGAGGAGCAGCGTTTTTTATCCGAGCCATCCGAAGACAAAAACCGCACCCAGCCCTCATCGAATTCCGACTGTGCAAAGAATTCGACAAACTCCCAAGCGAAATCAGGAGAGAATCAGCCAAAGACATCGAGGCTTTCATCGTGATTTTGAGCGAGGTTGACCGTCAAACCGAGGAGGAAATCGGCAAAGCAAAGCGGGAGGCGCATCATCGTGTCAGTTGAAATGCAAGTCGACGTGCACGGTATTCCAGAGTTGCAGCTTAAACTCGACCGTTTAGACCAGAGCGTGCGGAGCCGTGTTGATGAGGCTTTGGATTTTGAGGTGTCAGCCATGCAGACGGCGGCTCAGAGTTTGGCGCCTAAGAGGACTGGCTATCTGGCGAGCACGATTTTTGCTGAGAGAGTGGGCGAGTGGATGTTCAAGCTCGGTGCAAGAGCGCCCTACGCCTTTTTTGTTGAGTTTGGAACCCGCTTCATGCAGGCTAGGGGCTTTCTCAGCCGAGCCTTGGAATTGAGCTTGCCAAGTTTGGTGCAGCGTGTTGACAGAGCCGTTGAAGAAGCCATCGAGGAGGCGAGTAGAGGGTGAGCTTTCACGAGATCAGCGTGGCAGTCAGAGCTGAGAACCGCGCAAGCTATGCTTTTCGCACAATAGCTATGGACGCTATTCATTTGGCGTACTCTTTCGGTGCCTTGGACTCTCAGACAGGAAGGATGCTAACGGGCATAATGACTGCTGTGCACCTCTTTACGAGTCTGAAGACTACGCTGGGAACGACCACGGCGGCTCAGATGGCGCAGACTGTTTCGACACACGTAGCTGCGGCTGCGACTTGGGTCTTGAACGCTTCTTTAGCCATGAAAATCGTCCTGCTCACGTTAGGCGTGGGCTTGATTGTTGCCACAGCCGCCTACATGAGTTGGCTCGCCTCAACAACAAGAGACGCAGCGTCTGCTCAGGCGGAGTACAACGCTGAGCTGGCGAGAACACCGTCGTCTCATTCTATTAGGCGTGCGGGTGAGGAGGAATATTACCGCCGAGGAGTCGAATACTAATTGAGCCTATCCCTGCCCGTCTGTGCCGTTGTTTTCGGGTCGGTTGCCCCGCCTAAGAGCGATGTGGTTGAGCTTAGGGTGCACTTGGGTGCCACTGACGAGGTCAGCAGCTTCGAGTGTTTGCTCCAAAACTTTGACAAGAAGTACAGCCAGGGTGGAACCTATCCCATCAGTGTGGGCGTAGACGGAAGCGTCAGTCTGGGCAGGGGCGCCGACTGTCCACTGACAGCCACAGTCACGGTTGAGGAAGTCAAGGCGTTGTCGAACTCCTGGGGCGAAAGCTACCTGCGCGTCTTGGGTCGATGCTGGGGCGAGCGACTCTTCCGCCGTGTTGTGACCAAGACGTACGAGAACAAGAAGGGTGAAGAGATAGTCAAAGACCTCATCGACTACTACGTTGGACTCAGCCACGTCCGAGACTCAACCGAACTCGTAGAGAACACCGATACTACGTACACTAGGCTGGAGTTCGAGAACACACCCGTCTTCGACGTGCTGAAATACGTAGCCAAAACCGCTGATAAAGCAGGCGCCATAGGCTTCGACTTCAGAGTGGCACCAGACGGCAAGTTCGAGTTTTTCCCACGCAGCAGCAAAACATCGTCTGTGAGCCTATCGGAACGATTGGAAGTAAGCGAGTACAGAAAGAGCATCTTCCGCAAGCGCGACAAGATTCTCGTCTACGGCGCGGCTGAGAAGAAGTATCCCAGCGACGGCGACGCCTGGACCGAAACCCTCGACATCAACGGCGACAGCATAAACGATTGGCAGAGCGGCACAGGCACCGGAAGCGTCTCGCTAGACAACTCAACCAAGGCTGTGGGTTCTTATAGCATTAAACACACCACGAACGGACCCGACTACTACGGGCGACTCCGCCTAATCATTCCCTCTGGCTGGCAGCCCAACCTCAACAAGTATCCAACCATGCAGTTTCAGACACGCCGCGAATCAGCTGGCTTCAGTGGACAGGCAACGCTCAGCCTCCTCGACAATGCGGGTAGGTGGGCCAGTCGAGAGTTTCAGGTTGCTGCTGACAAGTGGTATGTGCTGAAGTTCAACTGTGGCAAGAAGTACGCCAGCGAGTGGCAGGGCACCGACTTAGCTAGCTTCAACTGGGAAGTAATCAACGAGGTGCTCTGGGACATGCACTTCAACGGAACGGGCACGGGCAGCTTCTGGCTGGACAATCTATTCTTCAACAGCGCCCGCTGGAGCGCCGCTTACGGGGCGGGTTCTCGTGAGCTTTCTGAAACCGACGAGGAACTGCACAGCGACAACGAATGCTTGCTGAGGGCTAAAGCCCTATACGATTATCTCAGCAGCCCAGCCGAGTACATTCGGGTTGTGAGCGACGTAATCGACTACGGAACCACACCCATACTGGCAGGAGACAGAATCTGGGTAACACTGCCCAACGAGAACGTTGACGGATACTACCACGTGATCAGCGTTGAATACCGCCTAATCGCTGAAACGCAGACGCTAGAGACAACACTCGAGCTGGGCAAGGAGCCTTTACAGCTGGCTGATTACTTGTATGCCTTGAGGAGCAGAGCGAGCAGCTTGTCGCGGTACAAGATTGGAAGGGTTTAGGGGTTTCGCCTTGGACAAGAGCAGAAGAACGGTTGTTGAAATTCGCCAAGACCTGCACAGAGAAATAAGAAAACTGTCTCTTCTAAACGACCTGTACATTTATGAGCTGACAAACGCAATCATCGAAGAATTCCTAGGAGACCAAGAGCGAGTTAAGGCATTGATTAAGAAGTTGGAGTTTCAGTCTCGTGGCTTAGGGAATCTCTCTAGAAAACTTGGTTGATCAAACAGTGCCGTTTGAAGCCCGTTCGTTGTTCTTGACCAAAGAAAAAAAAGAGATAATAGGGAAAAAGGGCGGTGTTGTTTGTTTGCGCATGTTTCCCTTTGTTTTATGGGTCCAAATATGCTTCTTGACCGTACATCTTAAGGAACCAGAACAAGTCTCTGTAGTCTACTCTGCCGTCTGGTGGACTGGGTGGCCAGCCAGTGCTACCAGCGAAGTCGCCTACTACTACCGACGGAGGGTAGGGGTTAACGATGAGCCCTCCAATTGTCCAGACATAACCGGCGCCGTCGATCCAGACAAAAGCAGCTATGTAATAGCCCCAGAATGCCTGCCACAACTGAATTTTGGTCACGCCAAATCCGTTAGCTGGCGTTTTTATGTTCTTGACTGTTATCGTAGTTGACCACCCTGGCAACATAAACGTTACCTTCAACTTGTAGGGTGTTCCAGTTGGGTTGTCGAAACGTACCCATCCGCTCGGGTCAATGGTTACGGTTACTCCTGGAGTTATAGATGAAGATGTGGATGAACCATGGAATGTTGGGTTGTAACTGGCGAAGAACGTTGGATTCTTGTCCAGTCTGATGAAGCCTAGCGTTGGGTCGTAGTGTACGCCGTCTGGTGGATCCATGCTGCCTGGA